CCTGAACAGGCAGCGGAACGAATAACGGAGATGTTGACACATGAGTGAATGTTTAGATGCGGCGATTGGATATGTCGCGAAATACGATTGGGCCGTCTTTCCAGTGAAGAACAAAAAGCCGATGACGCCGCATGGATGCAAGGACGCAAAGAAGAATATCGGAGCGGTCCGCGCATGGTGGCGTAAATGGCCCGATGCGTCCGTAGGCGTTGCCACAGGCTCCGTATCAGGGATCATCGTAATCGACCTGGACATAGACGAAGAAAAGGGCGTAGACGGCTACCAGAGCTTGAAAGCATGGGAGCGCGTACACGGTGAGCTGCCGGAAACGGTATCTTCCATTACAGGGCGCGGCGGTATGCATCTGTATTATGCCTACGATGGGGATGATATAAAGAACCGCACTGCCATTCTGGAAGGCGTGGACGTTCGCGGAGAGGGTGGCTATGTTGTCGCACCGCCGTCTTACCATCCAAACGGCACACAGTACCAGTGGGAATATCCACCGGAAGAATACGAATTTGCTCCAGTCAATGACAAGGTAAGAGAGTTCCTGTCAATAGCTGGGCATGATGAGAAAACACACTTCTCTTTGCCGGACAGAATACAGCATGGTCAGCGAAACGAGACACTGTACAAATTTGCGTGTTCGCTACAGGCACAGGGCCTGCCGGACAACGCGATCAGGACGGCGATAGAGGAAACTAACAGGAATCTATGTGATGAACCGCTGGATGATGATGAAATCACGCAAATACTTGAAAGTGCTCTTTCATATAAGAAGGGAGAAATCAAGAAATACAATCTCGGCGGACTGCCAGAAAAGCGCGAGCCAAGACTGACATACAAGGTCGATAAGGATGGAGAAATCACGGACCAACCAGCGCAGACCATACGGAATGCGGAAGAAGCTATAACGTTTGACGATGACCTTTACGGCCGGATCAGATGGAATACCATGGCATACGCGCCGTATGTATTTGGAAATTTACCATGGAAGACGTGCAGCGGCTGGAGAGAATGGACGAATTTCGATGATTCCAATTTGCGAAGTTATATCGAATCAAAGTACGGCCTTAAATCTCCAGAAAAGATCATGGATGCGCTAGCCAATGTAGCAGGCCGATACCCTACCACTCCAGTGGTTGACGCGCTTGAGATGTGCAGAGAGGCATGGGACGGAAAAGAACATATCTGTAATCTGCTTCCAGACATGTTAGGCGCGGACAAGTCAGAATATACCACGGAAGTTATGAGAGTGTTCATGACAGGTGCGATCATGCGTGTTCTGCGGCCTGGATGTCAATTTGACTACATGATGGTACTAGTAGGCGAACAGGGCTGTGGAAAGTCGTCTTTCCTGCGGTATCTTGCGATCCGCCCAGAGTGGTTCAATGACAACTTTTCAACTTTTGATACCGCAAAAGCCGTCGAGAACATGCGTGGCATGTGGATCGTGGAAGTAGGCGAGCTACAAGCGATGCGGCGGACAAAAGATGTTGAAGGCATAAAGGCGTTCATTACATCCAAGGTAGACACGTACAGACCACCATACGGCAGACGGACAGAGCAACGTCCGAGAATGTGCGTGATGGCCGGCACGACAAATTCGCAGAACTTTTTAACAGATACGACAGGCAATAGGCGATTTCTTCCAGTCACTTGCCATGCTGACAAGCGGAAGTATCTGATCCATGCTGACGAAGGCCGGACGAAAAACGAGATCATCCAGGCGTGGGGAGAAGCTTACGATGCAGTGAAACGTGGCAATTACAGCCTCGTGCTTCCGGACCAGCTTGAAGCGCAGGCGATAAGCGCGCAAGGCGAATACATGGAAGAAGATGTAAGAGTCGGAATCATTCAGAGCTGGCTTGACTCGTATCCGGGAGACCGGACGTGCGTACTGCAATTATGGAAGGAAGCACTGCACAACGAATATATTCCGATCACGCGAAAAGAAACAAATGAGATTCACAATATCATGCAGCAGAGTGTTGTCGGATGGCAACGCGCTGGGAAGAGGCGTTGCCGAGAATATGGCATACAAAGAGCGTATGAACGTATACCTGAGTTCGAAAATGCGTCTGATGATGAGAATTTACTGTTTGAAACGTGATTTTATGTTGCCGTCAGCTTTTCGGCAACAAAGACGGCAACAGCGCAAACCGTTGATTTTACTGCATTTGTTGCCTTGTTGCCTTTGTTGCCTTTGATTTCTTATAAGTACTAAAAAAATATATATAAATATATATAGGTAGAAGATAGAACGCATCGGCAACGGCATCAACGGCAACATGAGGAGAGTGGAAATGGACAAAACAGCATATTACAACACGTGCATCGCCATCCTGAACTCTTGCTGGAATGGTATGCGGAAAAGTAAAGAAGATTGGGAAAAGGCGTTCAAAGCATTCGGCGAAGTAGCTAACCGTGCCGGGCAGCAGGATGTTACAGACTTCGCAGTAAAATGTGTCGAGCTCCTGGAATACAAATTTTACAAGGGGGGGGATAGCAATGATCGCAATTAACAAAGACAACCTCATGGACGACCTGCTGAGCTTGTCGTCAGATGTTGGCAAGATGGGTTTTGAGTGGCTGAATCGAGACGAAGTATTCGAGACGGTCAGAGCGCAGGATGAGATTGAGGTGGATGAGTGGTTTGACGTGAAGGACGACCAGCCTGAGACCGACAAAGAAGCTGAGTATATCGTGACGATAAGCAGAGATGGGCTTCTGTATACAACGACCGCATTTTGGGGCAAAGCGTTCGGGAGATGGAGTTGGAACGAGGACGGTGTTATTGCATGGCGGTATATGCCAGAACCGTATAGGAGGGAAGAACATGAAACCAGTTGAGATTTTAGCGGATGTACTGGACGGCTCACCGCTGATGCAGGCCTGTGCGTATCTGTTTGAGCACGACAACGACTGGTGTCGCAAGAACTGCAAAGAGATGGAAGCTACAAAAGAGTGTTGGCTGAAATTTGCAGAGGAATATAGCAAGGAGGGCAACAATGGTAATCATTAAATGCTGTGCAAACTGCGGCTACAACAAAGATGATAGATGCACGTCACGGGACACGCTCATCACCACCGTGATCGCTGATGACTGGTGCCCTGAATGGAAGGAGATGGAGGAGGAGCAGGATGAAGCATAATCTGTGGTTTCGGAAAGTCGTTGACGAAAGAGGCATAGACCTTGAGGAGCTTGCGGATGTTCTTGATCTCGCTCCAAAGACAGTTAAAGAATATTATTCCGGTTTTCGGAAGATTGGAAACAAGATAAGAATGAACATCGTCAAGATTCTTGATTTGGAAGAAGGTGATTGCGATGACAGAGCTTAGAGAGTGTCCGTTTTGCGGAAGCAAGTCGGTCGAGTTCGTTGAAAACATTTGGGTTTGGGCAGACCCTATTGGCGTTTGGTGCAGGTCTTGCGGAGCAGTTGTTGAGTTTCCTAAGAATAGCAAGAGCACACCAGAGACCATAGCAAGAGCATGGAACAGGAGGGATGATGATGTCGATGCTCCTGATTGAGATTGTTTTGGTTGTTCTGATTCTGTTCGACCTGTACATGGTGTTTGTAATGAAGAAGCACGAATCGGCTATTGTGGACTTGTTGATTTTACATCCGGAATTATTGGAGGAGGATGAAGATGACTAAGAAGTTAATCTATCTTGAGGATGCGCTTGATGCGCTTGCAGAACAATTATACCACAACGAAGATGATTATAGAACGGCAGTAAAGGCAATCGGAGGCTTACCATCCGCACAGCCAGAAATCATTAGATGCAAGGACTGTAAGCATTCCGAACATTGGTACAGGGACAAGCGCAGATGCTTTTTGTGGGCTGAAGATGGCATAGGCGTTTTTGATGACGGCTTTTGCAGTTACGCAGAAAGGAAAGAAAATGGATGATTTAATCAGCAGACAGGCGGCGATTGATGCGGTAAAAGAATTGTGTTTGCATTATACGCCGACAAAGAGCGTGAGACATCCGCACATAGATTTTGTTGTGGAGGAACTAGAGCGGTTGCCCTCCGCACAGCCAGATGTTCCCGTCACAAATGTTGGGGACATGGTAAGCAGACAGCAGGCGATTGATGCCGTTCAAGTAGTTCGATGCAAAGATTGCAAATATTACTTAGTGGCAGGAGATGGATTGCCCTATTGTCATTATCACGATGATGATATACTTTGGCAAGACGATGACTTTTGCAGTAGAGGTGAGAGCAATGAAATGCTGTAGATGTCCTTTATATCACTACTGGAATAATGAAAGCGACAGAGGTGAGGAGTGCGCAATATTTGGAGATGGATGGGACAGTCCATTTCAGTATGAGGATAAAGATGGAACAACAGTAGGATGTTATCTTGATAGACACTTTATTGAGAGAGCAGACGCAGAGAGAGATGAATACTATGCGGCAATGGCAGAAAGCATGATGAGAGGTGAGAGCGAATGAAAAAAATGATTATTATAGTGCTGATGGCGATAATGCTGACAGGTTGCGAAGCGACAGTTGATAGGGAGACACAATCAGAAACAAGCAGATTTACACTGATAGAGCTTACAGGAAAATGGGAAGTCGTAGCTGATAAAGAAACGGGT